TTTGTTTACGTTTTTGTTTTAATAATTGATTAGCCAATTTTAAATTACGTATCTGTCTAATATCTATTGCATCTTCTAAATCGATACCACCTCCCGATAAAGCCACTTGAATATTTTGTTCTAATGTAGCTTTTTCTTCTTCATCAGGTTCTAAATCTAAAAATATACCAAAATCATGCAAAGATAAATGATCAATTTCTTTTAGTGTTTCTGTATCAAAAGTGGAAATACTTTGTTTTAATGCATTAGCTGTTAATGGATATTCTAACATATCACCAATTTTCTTAGCAATATTTTCACATATTCTTAAGGTTAACCATAAACTAGCATTATTAACATGCTTAGTGGCTATATTAGATTGTTGTGCTGCAATTTTTTGAAGACCAACTAAAGTATCTCTATCTGGCAAACTACCATCTCTAGCTTCATTTAATCCGGTCACATCTCTTATCATTTGTAAATAATAATTATATGTTTGAATTAAACTTTGAATCTTTGCTTGTCCTGAATTAGTAGCCAATTCTTGTACGGGTATTTTTCCTCTATTTAATTCACCATCCTGTGTTAAAGATCTACCCACAACTGAACCAGTTTGGAAATACATATTTAAAGCTTCAGCTGGATTATAATTTGTACCATTACCTAAATCAACTTCTGCCAAACCATCCATATCTAAAAATACACCATCCGGCACTATTCGAGCTATAACTTGTTGAAGTTTTAAATGTGTTAACTGAATCATATCAGCAAACCCAGTAATTCGACTTACAATAGAATCAATACGCCCTTTATACATTCGAGGCGCACAAATAGCATAATTCATTTCTACTTTAGTAGTATCAGCAAAAGGCCTAGTCATGTTTTCTGCCATTTCCCATTGCAACATCGTATTAGTTCCTAAAACCTTAACTCCTTTATATAAAACCTCTATAGTTCTACCAACTCTTTCAAAATTATCATTTAATGGTGGATTAAAAGTGTCGGGTTTTTCTAAAGCTTTTTTTAACCCATAAGGCGTTTCTTTTATTTTAAATACTTGATCACTATATGTTTTATATTCAAAATATAATACTTGAATTGAATTCTCATCAAATGCCCCATTACCATATAAATAATTTCTATTTCCTTTTTGTTGTTGGATTTTTTCTAATTCTTCATTTGGAATATTAGGAAATTGCTTTTTAAGTTCTGGAATTGTAACAGCTTTCACTTCCCCTACATAATATATATCTTCAAAATTTGGGTCTTCTGTGTAAGAATAAATCATATAAGCTGGATCAACATAATCAACTGTTATCCCATTGGCTAAATTAAAATTAGTTTTAGATGCGGCAATTCCACAAGTTACTAAATCATAATTCATTCTGCGTTTGATTAAATCAAATCTATTTTGATCTAATATTTGATTAATCGCTTCTTCTTCTGCAATTTCTATAGCTTGTTTGTAACTTAATTGCATATGAAGCTCTAATTCTTCTTTTGTAGTAGGCAATTCTTCTTGTGATATACTAGTACGCGATAAATCAGAACCAAGTTGATCAGTAATCTGCTTCATCGTATCTTTAGCAAATATATCTTCTGCTAACATTTTAGCATAACTTGTTCTTTTAGTTAAAGATTCTGGGTCTTGGGCATATGCATTTATATCATAATCTTTAGCGGAAATTCCATTAGTCAATATATCTACAAATTTAGATATAATAGGAACAGGTTTCCAATCTAAATTAAGATAGGATAAATCGCCATTAATAGATAATTCATCTTTATATTTTTGAGTAGGCTGTTCCCCTCTTGCATACAGTCGTAATCTATTATAGTTATTCCATGTAGTTAAATATCTATTCCCATTAGTACGACCCTGATTAAACCACTCGTATTCAATAGCTCTAGCTACTTGTTCTCCATATTCCCAGCTTGATTTCTCTGCGTCACTTACTACTTGACTCGGAAAAGGACTATTAGTATTATAGTTTATCTTCATTTATTGTATAATTTTGGATAGTGCTCCTGTATTGTCGTATCTTTTAATTCCTAAATCGTATTCTTGTTTTATAAGTTTAGGAACTGGTCTATACTTATTTTTATTGCATGCCATAATTGCTAATCCCGAACTAATCGAGGCATCATGCTTAGTTCTGTTATTCACATTAAATCTACTCCAATCTTCTAATGTACGTTGAAAATATACATCTCCGTAGTTTCCTTCTTCTTTTAATCCTACATGTTCTTCTATATAAGATTCGATTGCCGCAGCATGTGCTTGTATAATATCTTGGCTTGAGTTAGGTATACCACCAATTTCTCTTTCAGTAACAGATAATTTATTATATATTTTATCTGGTCTATTCATTGCGTAACCTCTGTATCCTCTTCTTTTAAAATGATATAATAATCTAGGTTTATTATTTTCACATAATATTGGCATTCCATAGAATATACAAGCCATTAATACATCTTCAAAAAAGGTTTCTGCTGTTTGTGGTCTAGCAATATATTCTAAGAAAAAATGATGTGGAGGCACATCTTCCATACTAAATTTAGTTAAACCATGTAAAGATCCATTGGAGCCTCTACCGTCAACTGTACCGGATATATCATAAGGGTCACAACCAAATGCCCCTAAAGTTTCATTAGCTGGGTATTTTTTCCCTAATTTTTTTATAATATTATTTTGTAATCTAGCAGGTGGAACCCAAGAAACAAAAAATCTACCGTTTTTATTTGGAACAAATATTACTTCTGTATCTTTTATTCCTCCAACCCATTGAAAAGATCCTTGTGTTATAACACTACTGTGTCTAATATCGGCATTCCAATCTATTTGTTGGTATATCTTAGTTAGATTAAAAAGAGAGTTTTTAGATTCATCTCTAAATGCGTGTTTAGTAGTTCTAGGGAATTGTCTATAAAATTCATTTAAAGCATCTTGATCTTCACTTAACCCATCTACTTCATTTTGCCAATAATCTAATACACCTAGTTTTATTTTTTGTCCATGAGGGTCCTCATCTGGGGTTTTGGGTGTTTCGAATACAGGTAACCCATAAGTGTTAATGTATCCTTCGTAGTTCCATTCCATAGGTATGAACAAACTATATAATCCTGAGCGAGTCTGTCCATTGGCGTTTCTTTTTGTAACATCTGAGCTTTCATATAGTTTTTTAAAGTTATCTCCACCTTTGTCTAATGCGTTTGAGGTAGATCCCATCATACATTTTCCAATAATTCTACTTCCTAACCGTAGACATGTTTTAGTAACCCTCCAATTATTTAATATATTACTAGGTCTCTCCCATTTACCTGATTCGTCATGTACTAATAGTTTTAATTTTTCCCCATCATAACTATTATCACCAGTATTTTTCCAATCTATAGTAGTATCCAGACCTTCAAGTTCTTCAAGCACTTCACCAGTTATAATCTTTCTTCTAGTAAATTTAGAAGCTGGAACTCTATATGCTAACTCTGTTTTAGGTCGATCCATACCATCTTGAATCGGTTTAAAAAAGAAAGGATAATTAACTGATATAGGGACTACTTTATCAGTAAACATCGTTTTAGCATCAGGTCCAGTTTTAGATAATATTCCATACCTAGAATCACTAGATATAGTAGCTAAATTTACAACCTCTCCTGAGGCCATAAAAGAAAATCCTGATCTACGATTTTTAAGGTAACACATTCCATAGCATCTTGTGTCTGCTTTGCAAGCTTCCCAGAATAAAAAGAATATTCTATTGGCTTCCCTAAAATCTGGCGGCCCTATATCAATCTTACTCCATTGCAAGTACATATAATGAGTGCCAGTAAGATAAACAGGGGTATTTTGATTATAATACCAAAAACCTCGTTCTCTCCTATTAAATTCTTCGTCAATATAATCGTACCATTTTTCTTTAAAATCTTCAGGGTATTTATCCCATTCGAATACACTTTTAATATTACCTAATACTTTAGGTAATGAAGTTTTTTCCCATTTTTCAGATTCAAATTTATGGACATTTTTAGGTTGTTTAGGCAAAGCTATTTTTAATCCTTGGATTTCATATACTTCCCCTATCATTCCTGTTTTGCTAATAACTATAAAATCATGATCTTCATTATATCCGTACTCCCATTTTTTATACCTATTATTTCGTTTAAGAATTTTAGACTTAACGTAATTAGGTAGTATTTTATATAAAGTTTGTTTATACATTATTTAGACCTCCTTTCCGCAAAACCTTTAAAAGATTTTTCTTTCTTTTCTTCTACTTTAGGTTTATCTTCTAACATATTTTTTTCTTCTTCAATTCTATTCAAAATTTCAAAAGCATCAAATATAGCTAACTTTTTAGTAGCAGCCGCATTTTTAAGTCTATCTGCAGAAATATCTGTATCAGAATCAACAATAGCTTCTTTAGCAACTTTAATAAGTTCTTCGACAGCTTTATGCCCAGCTTGGATTATACTCTTTTTCGTTTCCTTGGTGTTCATACTTTATAACTATATCATTTGATTTCATACAATAAACACGCTCTTTATCAATCATAAACTCCCATTCACCACCAGGCTTAAACCCAACTTTGTCTCCAGGATTGATTTCAATACCTTTTAAAGTATTATTACCAATTTTTAGTACTCCAATACAAGACTCTTCGTTATGCGTGCTAAATTTGTCTGTATTTTTAAGTGGTTTTATAAAACATCTATCATTAATAGAAGTCCATTTACCTGTATTTTTATATAAATAAATTTGTTCTAGTGCTGCAAAATACATATCATCTCTAAAATATGAGCGACTATTTTGTTGTTCGCCTTTCATATTATAAAATCTACGAAATATATTTTGATGTACTATAATAGTATCACCTTTTTTAATTGGAGTTTTAAAAGCCAA